GTCTCGGTCGTCGACGAGATGGTCGAGCGCTTCTTTTTCCAGGCTTTTGCCGACGCGGAGAGCTCTTGCTACCCCAATCTTCCAACGAAGAAAGGGATTGGTTTTTCTAAAGAGCATGCTGAAGCTATTGGCGAAAGGGTTTTTGTTACAAGTAAGGTTTTGAACTTGCCCCCGACAGGATCTGATGTTAAGGGTTGGGAAAAGAACTTCAGCTTGGAATGCGCCAAAGGTCACGCCCGTCATATGAAGAGAACGTGTTCTAATTTGGACGCTTGCCGGAAAACGCTTGAAAAAGTTAGTAACTGGTGGGCTTGTTCGCTTGTGAGCACTCCTCATGTTCTCGATTCTGGCGAGTTGTTGATTTTCGACGACACTGTTGTGCAACGCAGCGGTGATTTTCTTACCACCTCCTCTAATGGTTCTCAGCGCGGAACTTGCGCAGAGGCAGTTGATTCCGTTTCCATTGAAATGGGAGATGATTGCATCGAGTGGAATCTGAAGGGTGAGGATGAATTAAGAAAGGCTTACGCGGAGATTAATTTACCCGTGCGAGACGTCGAAGTTCATTCTGGGGAGAGCTTCTTGTTTTGTTCACACCGCTTTGAGCGGCAGACCGACGGCAGTTGGGCATGTTGGTTGGAGACTTGGCAGCGAATGCTGTTCGAGTCGTCTTTCAGTAAAATGAATGACCTTTCCACCAATCTCAACTACATAGCCGAGATCGAGGACATGCCGGATTGTCCGGATAAGTCTCGAATCGTTGACTTCCTGAGCCGCCGCAAGGTATTGCTCGGAGCCGTCGCCGGGCATGAAAAACAAGAAGAATCGGACCAAGACCTTGACTTCAGCTTCGAAAGCTGGGGTTGCTCCTACCATTAACGTCGTCACGCACAACGCGTCGGGGGCCAAAAAGAAGAAGAACAGAAACGTCCTATCAATGGGCGCGTCTGATTCTGAGCACTACAAGTTAGCGCTTATGAATCCTTTTTCTGAGAAAGCTCTCGGCGCACGTGTGCCGGATCAGTTCTTTGCACCAACCGCAACGGTGGCTTTGCGAGAGATTGTTTCGTTGTCTAACGATACCTCAGGTAACATCGAGTGTATTTTGATGCCGAACGTCTATTGCCCGGCCGCCAGCTTTCGCGGATCGATTGCGAACGGAACCACCCTCCAAACTCCTAACGGCACCAATTTTACCAAAGGTGCTATTCTTAACTCTGGAGTCGCTTTGCGAAACAAGATTATGAATTATAGGATAGTAGGTTGGGGGTTACGTATCAGAAACACCACAGCAGTCACTGGAGCGCAGGGAGTCCTGACCGTTGCCCTTGTCCCTCCACATCAGAGGATGAGGGTTCCGCACAATGCGGGAATTGGTGGGCAGACTGCTGGCGGAGCGGGCGCTGGAAACTTCAGAGCGGAGGAATGGTTGATCAGTATGGGAATACCAAATACTGGCGCCGGTGATAACGCTCGAGTGGATCTTTCAGCTTTGCTCGACCTGCCTTTTCATGCTCGCTATCAGGGAACTCAGTTGGCGGAGAATACTTTTGAGGTACATCCGAAGCTAACCTCGCCGCTGGGCCTTGAATTCCGCAGTTCGGAGGACGCTTATTGGGGGAGTGATATGCAAGCCACCACCTCGGCAGTGTACGTACAACCAGGCGATGCAAGTTATCTTATGCTCGATGGATGGACGTCCGTCGTCGTCGGTTTCAGTGGGGGCTCTACTACGGCCGGAAGCCAAACTTTCGACCTTGAGCTCATCTACCATTTGGAGGGAACGCCTAACGTGAACTCCGGGCAGATTTTTGTTGCAGACGCACCAATCTCGCATCATAACCCTGTAGCCGCGATGGCCGCGCAGGCAGCGCTCAACGCGATGCCAACCTTTACAAGGGTTGCCGGGGCGGCCATGGCCGCGTATCGGTCTTTTGGTGGACATTGAGAGAAAACTCGTTAAAATCTAGGGAAGGAAAACCTGACATAGAACCTAGGGAAGGAAAACCTGACATAGAACCCGTGTGAAACACGTAAAACGCAATCGGGGGGCGAAAGCTCCCCGGTGTGGTTCCGTTGAGGGATAATTAAGTTGATTCCTCATTCAGAAGTGCTGCATAAAACCACCATCGACGGATGAAAGAGCGTCAGACTCTATAACACAAGACGTATAAAATCCAGCTAGGCCACGGCTGACATTCGGG